GAAGCTATAGCTAGAGAAGAGATTACATTTAAGGATTTATCGTTTTTTCCTAAGCAAGCGTCTGACGACCCTCGTGTGGCTCCTGGCGCAGGAGAAAGCATTTTGCGAAGAGGAATAGAAGAAACTAAATCAGGGGCAAGAAGTGGAGCAGCAGCACAAGCCCTAACACAGCCCAGAGCAAACCTTGGGACTATTGGCAAGATACTAGCCTCGGTAGCACCCTCTAAGTTTGTAGGAACAAAGGCTCAACAAGCCACCATTGATTTCTCTAGAATCATTAAGACAGCGGAAGAAATTTCTAGTAGAGTAGGAACTAAGGTTGCAAGGGCAATCCAAAAAGACCCATCATTAGAAGCACCTATCAATAAGTTCTTAGATACTGGTGAGATGTCAGATGATGTAGCCAGAGTTCTTGGTGCTGACCTAACAAAGTATGATGAGGCTCGACAAGCTCTGCAGAAGGAAGCGATACAGCTAATTGATGACGGAGCATATAAGTCATTAAATGACGAGGCTAGAGAAAAGCTAAAGCAAACTATTATTGATTCAATGGCTGGCGCAGATCGCTATGCTCGCAGAGAGTATAGGTCTTTTTTAGACCCCAACTACAGACCTACTGGTAAACAAAGATTAGCGGCTAAGGATGAATTGACTGCGGCTGGCATAAAAAGAGGGGAAGATTTTGATACAGCTTCAGCTAACGCGGAGAAGCACCTCCAGAGGCTAGAGGACAGTTTTGCATCTACCAAAAAAGAAGACCCAAGAAGGTTTTTAGGCAACGGAATAGATTCTGTATTTAAGAAAAGAAAAAAACCTGGTGAAGCAGAAAGAATTTGGTTAGGCGAAATTAAAGACCCCGTTGAGCGCATGAGGGGAACTTTGACTGGTATTGCTAAGTCGGTAGCAAGGGAAAGAACTAATGTTATTCTAGGCAAAGAACTGGTTGATGCTGGCGTAGCTTCTACTACTAGGGTTGATGACGACATGATTGAAATTGTGTTGAGGGGGACAGGCCAAGAAGGTTCTGGATTATACGCATATCCACAAGTTCAAACAGCACTAAATGAATTGTATGTTGGCAATGGCTCTGAGAAGATGGACAACATATTCCTCAATGGGCTACAGGATTTATACAGAGCAGGTGTTGGTTTATCTAAGGGTGTAAAGGTTTTGTTCAATACCGTAGCCTATCCAGTTCAGGCGTATGGTAATACTGCCAATCTGTTGGGCATGGGGATCAATCCTTTTTCTAAGGCAGGACGCGGCTTACGTCTAGCACTAGCTGATGTGCCTTTAGTCTCTCGCGCTTTAGAGGGATTAGACAATACCCCAAAGGCTCGTAAAGCATTATTAGATGAACTAGAAGAGATGGCGAAGTATGGTATCAAAAATGCCAACATCCTAGAATCAGACATACGATCAACTCTAGACGCAGGGGCATTCTCTAAGTGGCTACAGAAAGGACTAGACCCAGTTGGTAAAGCATACCAGGTTCCTGATACATTGGGCAGATATGTGGGCTGGAAAGCCAACCAGAACACTCTACGCAAGATGTTTCCCAATGCTAGCGAAGAAACTATTAAAAAACAAGCAGCCATGATGATCAACGATACTTATCAAAACTACGATAAGTTGAGTAATGTAGTTCGCACCCTTTCTCGTTGGGGTGTCATGCCGCAGTTTGCATCGTTCACGGCTGAGTTTGCCCGGAACCAATACAATCAAGGCAAGATGATTGCTCGTATGTTAGCAGGAAACTTTGGTCAAGAGTTTGGAGAACTGGGAGCAGCTAACGTAGCTCGCATGAGGGTTGAAGGAAGTAAAAGACTGGCTTCTTTGCTCGGTGTTTATGGAGCTACCTACGCTGCTATCGAAGGAGTCAAGGCTGCGTCAGGGGTAGATAGTAATAAAGAAGATGCCCTGCGTGACGTTGCATACGCACCCTGGGATAAAAATAGAAATCAATTGGTAAAACTAGATAAGGGAGGACGCACAGGTTGGGTAGCAAACCCCAGCTATGTAGTGCCACACGCTCTCGGTCTGTCTGCTCTGCAAGCTGGTCTGAGTGGGAACAGTGAGCAGTCGGTTATTGAATTAATGGCAGAAGAACTAGTTGGAGAGGGTTCTTTCATCTTCCAAGAAGCGTATCAAGCATTAGCCAATAGAGATGAACGAGGAGAACTAATATCTGAGCAAGTAAATGACTTAGATCAAGCAAGAGAAAGACTGACGTTCTTCTTAAAAGAGTCATTTAGACCAGGCTTTAGTAGAGAACTCAAGAAACTACAGAAGGCTCGCCTCGGTAAAGGTGACCTGACCCTCAAGGAAGTGGGAGCCAGACAACTAGGCGCACGTATCAATCCATTTGATGTGAGCAAAGCTGCAACTTTTACAGTTAGAAATACCAACACTCTGTCTAATGAGGCTAAGTCTAGGTATACGTCTTTGTTAAAATTTGGAGAACCATCCCAAGCAGAACTCAATCAAGTATACAATAGAGCAAATAAAATATACTCTGATGCTTTTGCTGCTCTGTCTAAGAACAACGAAAGTTTGAAGACACTAGGCTACAACCAAAACGAGCGTATAAAAATATTTAAAGATGGAGGAATCTCTTCCAAGAGAATACTAGAGATACTAACCAACTCTCCGTCCAATCTATCAAGAACTTCAACTCCATCAACATCTGAGCTATACAGTGAAATGGGTAAAACCATGCAGGAAAAGCGCAAGAATATTATGAAGGAAATGAGGGCTGACCCCAAAGTTGGTAAAAAGCTAATGAACTTATGGACTCGTGAGAAACGAGATATAAGCAGGGGCTTGAGTCAGATGGATATACTTATCCGCAACATGGCCGTAGATGATAGGGTAAGCTTCTTGTCTAATAATCCTGGTATGATAAGAGAATTTAGGAGCAAGGGTATGCTTTCTAATGAAGTTATTAATGCACTAAGGATTAAGGGAGTGATGTAGACCCAAAAAAGTCCCCCAAATACATGAAGGACTTTAAATGTCAGCGTCGTGGTTGGAAGGCTGGCTGACGGCAACCCTATATAGGCGACTTGTAATAGAGAAACCTTTCCGGAGCACTCACGACTTACTCTTTTTGCAGTTAGGACACTAACAAAGTTATTCTCGCTCTTCTGCGTTAGATAAGATGCGATGTTGAAGCATATTAATCTTATTTTTTAAATTTTCTATATCTTTGTTTAGTCTTTCGTTCTGAGCAGTCAGAGCCTCGCATGATTTAGTCATAGCATCTAAGCCTTTTGCCAGAATTACTTCAGAGTTAATATTGTATACGGATGGATTTTTTGTTTGTTGCATTTATTTATTATGTGAAATTGGTTGCCACTTGCCTGAGTCTTGCTCGATCCACTCAAACAGATATGAAAGATCATCGTTAGACAAAGGTTCGTCGGACTCAAGATAATATATCCCGTTAACCTCCGGGTCGCGTGATGATGGTGCGTCAGCCTCAAACTCTACAATGACATTGGTTATGCTACCAGTGTAGTTGTCCATTTCTATTTTGTGTTCGTACATCATATTTATGCCTTTGTGTGTTTGGGATCAGAGCGAGCCATCTCATACTCGTCGTCGTTCATCATTTGATCAAGAAGTTTATTGAAAAACTTTCTCCATTCCTCCTCTGTGATAAGTCCGTTAGAAAAATCAAACCACATCTGGTCATACATTTCGTAGGTTATTTTAGTTTCTTCAGGCATAGTGATTAGATAAACATTGGTTCAAAGAAAGCGAGCTTGGGTGAGTATACTACACCACATCCGAGTATTGGCTTGGCGGCGTAAACACGCCCGTAGTTCATGGCAGGGTGATGATGATCTACCCCACAGCCTACGTTCATACCAAAGACAATATCATCCTGGTTGGCATGGTAGTTGATGCCAGCCTGTGCGTGGAGGTGACCCATGACTAAGGACTTGAACTGGGCTTGTGCGTTCTTCAGAGCCGACATCTGTCCTCCCTTTTCCTTGTCTCCGTGCCTGTATATGACTCCATCAATTACTAGGTCTGTAAACCTAGGGTGTATAGTCCACCCGTCAAGACCCCATAATGTTTTGAAGTTAAGTATTACCTCTGGTGGTAGGCCAACGCTCTGTGCCTTACGCTCTGGTAGGGCTGAGTGATTACCTACGAGGTAGTCTACCTCCGGGAAAGCCCTGTGTAGTGCTCTAACCTGCTTGGCTGCTGATACAAACTCGTCTGCTGCGCTAGGCATGGATGGGTCTTTCTCATGGAAGCTGATAGCGTTCCAGTCCACTAGGTCTCCAATATGAACTACCCGTGTGCACTTATGCTTGTGAAAGATAGAAAGTAAAAAGTCTATGTAGCCGCTGTGCATGGCAGGGCAGTGAGTGTCTGCTATGACTAAGACTCGTTCTGTCCCCTGAGCCGATGGGATGGTAGCCTTGTATCGCCTAATCTTAGAGCGCACAGCCTCTGCGGTTGTTCCATAGTCTTCAGCGATTTGATGGTAACTAAAACCTTCTAGATAGAGGTTATAGGCTTGCTTCTGTGTTAGGTTTTCCTGTGTCATATTTATTTTAGTGAGAGTTAACTAAATCTACCGATGTTGTTTTGGAAAACAAACTTACCATACTGGTCTCGCTCGCCTTCACGTTGCTTTGCTATGTTGTATTTGATAGAGATGTGTGTGCCATGAACAGGATCATTGTGGACTGTGGCTTCCTTTGTGTCTGAGCCGTTAGGCCATAGCAAGAGGATAATGTCTGCGTCGTTCTCGATGTCCCCGGAGTCTTTCAAGTCGTATAGGGTAATACCAGTTTCGCGTTTGGCTCCCTCTCTGTTTACTTGTGCTAGCAGTATAACAGGTAGGTCTAGCTCCATAGCCATAAGTTTTATCTGGTGGCTAACCTCTGCGATGCCGTCATGCTTCTTTAATTTAGTGTTCCAAGGGACAAGTTGCAAGTAGTCTATCACAATCCATTCAATGTGGTGCTTACGTTTATACATACGAGCGCGTGACCGAAGTTCATCTATGTTCCTGACGTAGTGCTCTGTGTATATGGGGGCGTTTTCTACTCTTTCGGTAGCATCCCACACCCGCTTCTGTTTCTCTGCGGATAGCACACCCTCTTGGAACTGATTGAGGTTCACAGCAGAGCAGGTCTGTATCATACGCTTTGCTAGGCTCTTGGCTTGCATCTCAAAGGAGAAGTATAGACCCGGCTTGCTGTGGGTCACGCCGTTCTGTAGGGCTACGTTGAGGGCGATACAAGTCTTGCCACAGGAGGTAGGAGCAGCAACAACCATTACCTCTCCGTTGGCTATGCCACCCGCACTCAGCTTATCGTCTAGTTGTTTGATCCTAGTTGGTAGGGCAAAGGTATCGTAGGTTCCCTCCTCCATCTTCTTGAAGTCCTCACGCAAGGACTCGGCGGCTACTCTGATGGACGGGTCAGTAGCAGAGTTGTTATCTAGGGTAGCAGTAACAGCCCTTTCAATATCAGCAATAATTACGTCCGGGTCTTGGTTCTCTGTTGCTGATTCAATAGCGATGCGGGAGGTGCGAATAATCTGACGTAACTTAGACTTCTCTTTTATAATCTTGGCATAGCTTCCTATCTGAGTAGAACTACTAGCTTGCCCCTGTATATACATTATGGTGCTGAGTCCACCTGCTTCCTTGTCTGTGCCTTCACGCTTTAGTAACTCATCAAGGTCGAGTTCAGAGAACTCTTGACCAGAGGAGCATAACTTAGATATAGCCTTGAAGATTATTTTATTGGAAGTGCCGTAGAAATCGTCTGCGTTGACGATGGTGCTGATGCTGTCGTAGGAAGCATTGTCTAATAAGCAACAGGCCAGCAACGCCTCTTCTGCTTCTAAGTTATGAGGTTGATCCATTCTTTTCTATAATCTTAATAGCTTCTT